CAGGACACAACCGGCAACCGGCGTTTTTGGCCTGTGGACGTTGGCGAGCAGCCGCACGCCAAAACCGTGTGGCACGACCTGACCGACGATGTTGTTGACCAGCTGTGGGCCGAAGCAAAAGTTCGCTGGCAGACCGGGGAGCCGCTATACATATCAGGAGATGTAGAACAAGAAGCACTCGAGAGGCAGGAAGCACATCGTGAGGCGTCAGTCCACGAGGGCATAATTGCCGAGTTTGCAGCAAAACAAGTCCCGGTTGACTGGTGCAGATGGACGATAGATAGACGCCGTGATTACTGGTGCGGCGCGGCACGTATGCCGGATGGACGAGAAATCGAGCTTGTGGACCGTGACCGTATCTCTGCTGCAGAGGTCTGGTGTGAGATGCTGAACGGAAATATCCGTGACATAACCAATGCTGACACACGTAAGATAAATGCTGTGCTCGCGCGTCTTCCTGGGTGGACGCGTAGTGGACCATTACGGTTTGGCCCGTACAGTGTTCAGCGTGGCTTCATCCGGATCCAGAGCAACATTCAGTTACAGCCTCAGCAACAAAAGGTGTAACGCTCAATAAATCGTTACATTGAGGGGCAACATATATTAAATTACCGAATGATTGCGTTACGTATGATGTTGCCCCTAAAAGTCTTTATATCGCAGGCTTTTTCTATTAATGTAGTCAATGTAACAATATTTACTATAGATTATTAAAAATAAGCGCGCGCAAGGCGAACGCGCGAAACGCGCGCCATGCGCGCCCATATATGCGCCCATATATACGCGCGTGCGCGCGAACGTTACAGACATCGCTCGCGGTGACTTCGAGCGCGGTTTTCCATATATACGCGCGTGCGCGCGAACGTTACAGGAGGAACTATTGAATGCTTGAGACCTATTATGAAAATAAGTTGAGAACCAGCGTCCAGAAGCTGGGTAATGGCTCCCGTTGTCTGAAGTTTGAAAGTCCCGGTTTCTCCGGAGTGCCGGATAGGATTATTTTCCTTCCCGGCGCGAAGGTGATTTTTGTAGAGATGAAGAAACCGGGGAAAACAGAACGCAAGCGGCAACTTTATGTGCAAGGATTGTTGCGGTCGCTGGGCTTTGAAGTTTTCTCGGCGGTCAACAGTGAGGAGAAGATTGAAGCTGTGCTTGCACGGTGCAGAGAGGTATTGAGGAATGAAGGAATTTTGCCCGCATAGCTATCAACAGTACGCCATCGATCGAATTATCCGTGATTCTGCATTGGGCTTATTCCTTGATTGCGGTCTCGGCAAAACGGTTATAACGCTGACCGCTATAAAGCAGCTGAAGTATGAATACTGGGCGGTGCGGAAGGTGCTTGTCATTGCTCCGAAGAAGGTGGCAGAGTCCACTTGGAGTAAAGAAGTCTCAAAGTGGGAACATCTGTCGTGTTTGCGGCTGGTACACGTTCTCGGTTCCGTAGGGCAGCGTACCGCAGCACTGGCCCAAACGGCGGATGTGTATCTAATTAACCGTGAGAACGTTCAGTGGCTGGTGGGCTATTACGGGCACAGCTGGCCGTTTGATATGGTGGTTATTGACGAAAGCAGCAGCTTCAAAAACCATCAGGCAAAGCGCTTCAAGGCGTTGAAGCTGGTGCGCTCTCGGATCAACCGCATTGTGGAGTTGACCGGCACGCCGAATCCCCGCAGCCTTATGGACCTGTGGGCGCAGGTGTATCTGCTGGACTGTGGGCAACGGCTGGGCCGTACCATCACGTCATACCGTGATGCATACTTTGTGCCGGACAAGCGCAGCCGCACGACGATATTCAGCTATGCGCTGAAGCCGGGCGCAGCGGACGAAATTTACCGCTGCATCTCTGACATCTGCATCAGCATGAAATCGGAAGACTACCTCGACCTGCCCGAACTGATTTACGAGGACATCCCCGTCAAGCTGGACACTGCAGCGCAGAAGGCCTATGACCGCTTGGAGCGGGATACACTGCTTCAGGTGGACGAGACAGTCATCACGGCTGGCTCTGCTGCTACTCTGCGCGGCAAGCTCCTACAGCTCTGCAACGGCGCTGTGTACGACGAGGATGGGAACGTCATCACCGTGCATGACTGCAAGATCGAAGCGCTGCTTGAGACCGTGGAGCGACTTAACGGGCAGCACGCGATTATCTGCTACAACTTCAAACACGATAAAGACCGGCTGTTGCAGGCGCTGGAAGTTACACACTTGCGGGTGAGAGTGTACGAGGGCAAGGCGGAAGAAGACGACTGGAACGCCGGTAACATCGACCTGCTGTTGATTCAACCTGCGTCTTGTGGCTATGGCCTCAACCTGCAAGATGGCGGCCATCACATCATCTGGTTCGGCCTGAACGACAGTTTGGAACTGTACCAGCAGACCAACAAGCGCCTGCACCGGCAGGGGCAGCCGTACCCCGTCATAGTCCACCATCTGGTGGTGCTGGGCGGTACAGACGAAGACGTTATTAAATCTCTGGGCCGCAAAGCCGACGTACAGGACAGCCTTCTGGAAGCGCTGAATGTACGAATCAGAAAAATCAAGGAGAAGGCAATATGACACTAAAAGAATTATCACAGCTTTACTATCTTAACCGGGAAATCGAAAGAGACCAGGAACGGTTGGAGGATCTGCGCGCAAGAGCATCGTCACCGGGAACGCCGAGTTGCGATTATGCCAAAGCTCAGGGTTTTGAAAACCGTCTCGAGAGGTATATTGCAGAAATCGTTGACCTTGAGGCGATCATTCAAGCAAAACTTACGCAGTGCCTGCACGAGAGAAACCGCCTTGAGCGGTACATAGCCGCGATCCCGGACAGCTTAACGCGACAGATTTTTCAGCTGAGATTTGTGGAGTGCCTGTCTTGGGTGAGAATTGCGTATCAAGTCGGGGGCGGCAACACCGAAGCCGGCGTTAAAATGACTTGCTACAGGTACATTAAAAAGACCGGCGGCTAAAGTTGTTACTTTTGTTACGCGGTGGGAGTGTATAATGTAAACTGCGGGAACGATAAATAGAGCCGATACCTCCTCGGCGAGACAACCGGCACGGCTTTGTGGGGACGAGCTGTGTCGGTTGTTCTCTATTTTTCTAAGATTTCTATGAAAGGAAGGTGATACCGTGACTGACAGACAGCAGAAGTTTGCGGATGAGTACATCATTGACTGCAACGCCACAAGGGCATATAAAGCGGCTTATCCGATGGTAAAGAAGGACGCAGCAGCGGCAGCATCGGGTTCGAGACTGCTAAAAGACGCTAAGATTAAAGCGTATATCGAGGAAAAGCTGGCCGAAATCAGCAGCAGGAAGACTGCAGAGGCGGCAGAGGTTATGGAATATCTTTCTTCGGTACTGAGAGGGCAAAGCAGGGCGAGCGTTGTGGTTGTAGAAGGTTACGGTGACGGATGCTCGGAGGCAAAAATTATTGAAAAGCCACCGGATGAAAAGGAACGCCTAAAAGCCGCAGAGCTTTTGGGCAAGCGCTACGGCCTGTTTACGGACAAGGTTGCGGTTGAAGGCGCCGTTCCGGTGGTTATCTCCGGCGGTGATCGGCTTGAGGATTAAAACCGCCAGGAAAGTAAACCTTCCCGAGGTCGTCGGCAAAGGGTACGGCAGTTTTTGGAACTTCAAGGGAAGATACCGCGTTGTCAAGGGCTCCCGCGCGTCCAAGAAGTCGAAAACAACGGCGCTGAACAGCATCGCGCGGATCATGGAATACCCACAAGCCAACCTGCTTTGCGTGCGTAAAACGTACCGCACACTAAAAGACAGCTGCTTTACGGAGCTCAAATGGGCTATACACCGCCTCGGGGTCGACGCATGGTGGGACGCAAAAGAGAGCCCGCTTGAAATGACCTACAAACCTACCGGGCAAAAGATCCTTTTCCGTGGGCTTGATGATCCGCTGAAAGTAACCTCCATTACCGTTGAGGTTGGGGTGCTTTGTTGGCTGTGGATCGAGGAGGCTTACGAAATAAGCTCCGAGGCCGATTTTGACACCCTGGACGAAAGCATCCGAGGCGAGGTACCGCCGGGGCTGTTCAAACAAATTACGCTTACCTTTAACCCGTGGAATGAGCACCACTGGATCAAACACCGCTTTTTTGATGCCGCACCGGATCCGGATATTCTTGCAATGACAACCAACTACACCTGCAATGAGTGGCTGGATGCAGCCGATAAAAAAGTGTTTGAAACAATGAAACGAAACAACCCCCGCCGTTACCGTGTTGCCGGCCTCGGTGATTGGGGCATCGTTGAGGGCTTGGTATATGAAAATTGGGAGGAGCGCCTTTTCAGCATTGACGAGGTGCGAAAAATGCCGGGTGTTAAATCGGCATTCGGTCTCGATTTCGGGTATGCAAACGATCCGACCGCACTTTTTTGCGGATTGATAGATACAAGCAGCAAAACCCTTTGGGTGATTGATGAGATATATAAGCTTGGAATGAGCAACGAAGATATAGCCGATGCCGTTATAAAGGCCGGCTATTCAAAAGAGCGAATTCGGGCTGACAGCGCCGAGCCTAAAAGCATTGATCGCCTTTACGCCTTGGGGCTTGCCCACATACGCAGGGCACGCAAAGGCAAGGACAGTATCAACAACGGCATTGACTTTATACAAGATTATAAAATCTTTATCCACCCACGGTGCACCAATTTCCTTACCGAGATTGGCAACTACACCTGGGATACGGACACAAAGACCGGTAAAAAGCTAAACCGCCCCATAGATGACTTTAACCACCTTATGGATGCTATGCGGTACGCTTTGGAGGAATACTCCACCGGTCCGAATTACAGTTTTAAGTAAAGGAGGTGCAGCCAAGTGAAAGCATTAAATTTTTACTCCCCATCAATCGAAATGCAGGCCCGTATGGCTGCAAACATTGTACCGGGCATTACAGATAAGCAGTTTTTGGAGCTTGAGATCAAAAAGTGGTTGACCTCCCAGGAACGGCACAGGCAAATAGCAGGTGATGCCTACTATGACGGTATGCAAACAATTTTGAAACGCAAGCGCACGGTTATTGGCGAGGGCGGCGAGCTTAAAGAGGTTGACAACTTGCCAAACAACCGCCTTATTGATAACCAATATGCAAAAATGGTGGATCAAAAGGCAAATTACCTTTGCGGCCAGCCCGTTACTTTCGACACCAAAAACGCCGCATACGGTGAGGCGCTTGCAAAGGTGTTTGGGCATAAGGCACAGCGCACTTTGCGTATTGTGGCCGAAAAGGCTTTAACAGGCGGCAAGGCGTGGATGTTCCCTTACTATACGGATGAGGGCACGCTTGCCTTTGCAATGCTCCCGGCGCACGAGGTGCTGCCGTTCTGGAGCGATACTGCACACGCCGATCTTGATTGCGCCGTGCACTTTTTCCCCATTTACGAATATGACGAAAAAGGCAACGAAAGCATTGTTGAAAAAGTGGAGGTTTTCCACGCAGGCGGCGTTGAGCGTTTTATCTGGAAAGATGGCACGCTTGAGATTGACAACGATGCAGCCTCCGGCTCCTATGTTACCGTGGTTGATCCAAAAACTCAAAAGCCCCGTGCGCTGAATTGGGCGAGGATCCCCTTGGTTTGCTTTAAGGCTAACCACAGGGAACTCCCCCTCCTCTGCCGTGTGCGGTGCTTGCAGGATGCCCTTAACCTTATGCTTTCCAACTTTGTAAACTCTATGGAGGAGGATGTGCACAACACCGTGCTGGTTATACACAACTATGACGGTGAGGACTTGGGCGAATTTAGGCGCAACCTTGCCACATACGGTGCTGTTAAGGTACGGACAACGGACGGCTCCGATGGCGCGGTTGACACCTTGGAAATTGAGGTAAAAGCCGAAAATTACAAGGCTGTTATGGAGCTTTTGAAAAAGGCCATAATCGAGAACGCCGGGGGCTATGATGCCAAGGATGACCGGCTGAACGGTACGCCAAACCAAATGAACATAAGATCAATGTACTCCGATATTGATCTTGATGCAAACGGTATGGAAACCGAATTTCAAGCCGCTTTTGAGGATCTACTCTTTTTCGTCAATGCCCACCTTGCCAATACCGGCGTGGGCAACTTTGACGGTGAGGATGTAACGGTTATTTTTAACCGTGATATACTCATTAACGAAACGGAGGCCATCGACAACTGCGGAAAGTCAAAGGGCATTATCAGCGATGAAACAATTGTTAAGCAGCATCCGTGGGTGGACGATCCGGAGGAGGAGCTTGCACGCCTTAAAGCCGAAAAAGAGGCGGCAGCTGCGGAGGCAGATGCCTACCGTGCCGCTTTTGAAAATTCCGCAGGCGGCAATGGGCAGAACACCCCACCGGGCAACGGTCCGGAGGGCGGTGCTTTGAATGAATAACGCCGATTATTGGGCACGCCGCCTTAAAATTATGGAGGATGCCCTAAAAGATCAATCATACGAATATGTAAAAAATCTGGAGCGGCAGTTTGATGCCGCCATAGCCCAGATTGATACACAAATGCGTGCCTGGTATCAAAGGTTTGCCGACAACAACGGCGGCATATCTTATGCCGAGGCACAAAAACTGCTTACCGCCGGTGAGCTTAAAGAGTTTAAGTGGACGGTACAGCAGTACATTAAGGCCGGCAAGGAGCACGCCATAAGCGGTGCGTGGGCAAAAGAACTTGAAAACGCCTCCGCACGGGTACATATATCCCGCCTTGAAAGCCTTAAAATACAGTTAAGACAGCAGGCCGAGGCATTGACACAGGCAAGAGTAAAAGCCACAACCGATGCCTCGGAGCTGTCATATACACAAAGCTATTACCACACCGCTTTTGAGGTGCAGCGTGGTTTGGGCGTGGGTTGGACTTTGCAAGCCCTTAACTCCGGTACGGTGCAAAAGGTGCTTTCCCGCCCCTGGACCGTTGACAACCGAACCTTTACGGCACGCTGCTGGACGGATAAAACCAAATTGGTTGAAACCGTAAACCAGGAGCTTACCCGTATGCTTGCCACAGGTGAGGCACCCGACAAGGCTATTGCGGCAATATCCAAACGGTTTAATGTTTCAAAGCAAAACGCTGGCCGTGTGGTAATGACCGAAAGCGCCTATTTTTCAAGCGCAGCCCAAAAAGATTGCTTTAACGAGCTGGGTGTTGAAAAATACCGCATTATCGGCACGCTTGACACAAAGACCTGCAATATCTGCGGTGATATGGATGGTAAGGTGTTCAAAATGAGCGATTACCGCCCAGGCTCCACCGCCCCGCCATTCCACCCTTGGTGCCGCTGCTGCACCGCCCCCTATTTTGACGATATGGACGGCGTGGGCGAACGATACGCACGGGATGCCAAAACCGGTGAGCGTTACAAGCTGCCGAAAGATACCACATACAATGAGTGGAAAGCTATGCAGGATGCCGCTTATGGCTCCGGTACCGTTGACAAATCGCGAAAAATAGGGTATAATGAAAGTAGCGACAAACAGCAGTTTGAGCGGTACAAGGAGCGGCTCGGTGCTGATGCGCCTAAGACTTTTGAGGCGTTTCAAAGTATAAAATACGGCGATGGTTACAACGCACTCAAAGTGCAATATGCTGATGCCCGAATACAAGAACGAATAAAAACCGGGAAAGTAAACACATCGGTGTTGGCTGGTAAACAAGGCAAGCATATTAAGGGGCACAACAATTTTATTGCCGGCCGCAGTTACTTAAATGCCGCCGAGGATATTCAAACACTTGTAAGCAAGTATGCAGGTACGGGCACCATTTTGCGTGATGCCAGCGGGAAATGGGCTCATAAAGAAGTTGTTAAAGCAGATCACCCCATCGGCTTTGCCGTTTCCCAAGTTGACGGCACCGAAACGGAAACATCAACTTTTATAATTCATTACAGCAAAAATGGCGTACACATAGTGCCTAAAAAGGAGGGTTAAGGATGACCGAAATGCAAAAACTTATGGCAAAGGCTGTGGGCTTTAATGTGGAGGTACACCTCATTGGTGGGTTTAAGCCCTGCATTGGAAAATGCACCGGCTACACCCCGCCTATGGATAATGATCCGGAGGTTGCCGCGATTGAAATTAAAGTGCCGGGTATGCCGAGTTTATACGAAATTACCGAAAGCGAAATTGAAACGCTAACCATAAAGGCTGAAAACAAATAGCCTAAAATATCATAACGGCTGTTAAAAGCATCGTGCTGAAAATGCGCGGTGCTTTTTGCATACAAAAATACCGCCTGTTCCGGCGGAATACAAGCGGGAACACCTATTACCGGGACTTGCCGGAATAACAAGGATACGGAGGAAAAAATTATGTTAAGTTGGCTGAAAGCTATTCTCGGAGACACCTGCACCGAGGACATCGAAAAAAAGATTTCTCAGGAGATTGGCAAAAGCTTTGTTTCAAGAGCGGACTTCAACGCTAAGAATGAGGCGCTGAAAGGCCTTGAAGCGCAGGTTCGCGACCGCGACACGCAGCTCGAGACCCTGAAAAAATCAACCGGCGATGCAGCCGCCATGCAGGAGCAGATCGCCGCACTGCAAAAGCAGAACGCAGAGACGAAACAGGCCTATGAGGCAGAACTTGCCCGTGTACGCCTTGACGGCGCCGTTGAGGCCGCCCTCACCGCTGCAGGAGCGAAGAATAACACTGCCGTAAAGGCGTTGCTGGCAGATTTCCTCAAGGATGCAAAACTGGATGATAGCGGAGCCGTTAAAGGGCTTACCGCTGAAATCGAAACGCTTTCAAAAGCTGATGCGACCGCATTTCTCTTTAACAGCGCCGACGAAAACGGCCGGCAGATGTTTAAGGGTATGCAGCCCGGCGCTGCAGGCGGCAGGACACCGCCCCCGCAGGGCAAAGAGCCGAAGGATATGAACTACGATGAGCTTTGCGCATATCTTGAGGCCAACCCCGGAGCAAAGCTCGAATAAAATAAACAGGAAGGTAGAATATGCCCAATACAAAATTTGACGCCAAGAGCTTTAACGCCGAGGCATTCAAGTACAAGGTTGGTACCGTTCCCAACTTGAAAATGAACGAAATAAAGAAGTCGGCAGCTCTTGCCGCAAATCCGGATATCAAGAGCGTTTTTGCAAGCCAGGACGGCACCGGATACGCCCGCATTGCCATGCGCGGCCTGCTTGACGGTGACGCCGTAAACTATGACGGTCAGACGGACATTACCGCAACATCCCTCAAGACCTTTGAGCAGGGCGTTGTTGTAGTCGGTCGTGCAAAGGCATGGGTTGAAAGAGATTTCAGTTATGACATTACGGGCGGACAGGACTTTATGGATGCCGTTGCCGCACAGATTGCCGAATACAAGGACGGGCTCGACCAGAACACGATCCTTGCCGTCCTCAAGGGCGTATTTGCTATGAGTGGCGATGCCAAGAGCAAGGAATTTGTTGCAAAGCACACCACAGAGGTTGACGGTGCTATGACGGCAACCACGCTCAACTCCGCAACCAACAAAGCCTGCGGTGCGAACAAAAAGAAATTCTCGCTTGTGTTTATGCACAGCGATGTAAGCACCGGCCTTGAAAACCTCAACCTCATTGAGCGCCTCAAGTACACCGACAAGGACGGTATTTCCCGCAGCCTTGAGCTCGGTACTTGGAACGGCAAGCTCGTTGTGGTTGACGATGACCTCCCCGCCGAGGAGGGTTATTTTGAGGCTACCGCAAGCACCGAGGGTGCAGTTAAGGTTGTTGCAAACAGCGCCAGCCCTGCTGACGGTGAGATCAAGCTCTCTGCCGTTACCCCGTACTTTGGCAGCAAGACACTTGCCGCTGATATGTATGTGGTGCTCGGCACCCGTTACACCACTTTTGCGCTCGGCAAGGGTGCTATTTCCTACGAGGATATTGGTGCAAAAACGCCGTATGAAATGGATAGAGATCCGGCAAAGAACGGCGGCCAGGATACCCTTTATATTAGACAGCGCAAGTGCTTTGCCCCGTTTGGTATTTCCTACGAAAAGGCAAGCCAGGCAAGCAACTCCCCCACGGATGCAGAACTTGCCAACGGTGCAAACTGGGTGCTTGTTCACACCGGCGAGGCACAGGCGGCAAGCCGTTCCTACATCAACCACAAAGCCATCCCCATTGCGAGGATCTACTCCAGGGGCTAATATCAAAGGGAGGTGCAGCCAATGGATATCTACAATGATGTTGTTTATAGGCTGCTGCAGTTCGGGTACTTCGTGCCTGCTTCCGTCCGGGATGCCGAGGTTATGTGTGCCATAGACCGCGCTGCCGAGATAATAAGAGCGAATATCAACCGCACGGATATACCGCCCGGACTGCACCGCACATGGGTGGATATGGCAACCGGCTTTTTTCTGTCTGACAAAAAGGCCGCCGGGCAGCTTGGCGAGGAGTTTGACTTTACGGCTCCCGTCAAGAAGATTACCGAGGGCGATGTTTCGGTTGAGTTTGCCGGAGCATCCGACGGAAGCAGTACGCCGGAGACGCGGTTCGATGCTCTGTTGAACAGTCTTGTCAACCCGCCGAAATACGTGTTCTCGCGCTTCAGGAGGCTCATATGGTAGTCGATGATATGTATGCGAAAGCTGTAAAAAGCCTTTGGCGTGGGAAATGCACCGTCACGGTGTGCAGCAACAGCGCAACGGACGAAAACACAGGGCGCACCGCAGCCGTTGAGACCGATATCTGTTCGAACGAGCCCTGTCGAATATCATTTGATACCGTAAGCGCGACTCAACCGGAAAACAGCGCCGCACAGGCAGTGCAAAGCATTACGCTGTTTATTGGCCGAACCGTTACCGTCCCACCGGGAGCGAAAATCACGATAACGCAAAACGGTATGACCGAGGTATATGAGCGGAGCGGCAAACCCGCCGTGTACTCAACCCACCAAGAGATACCGCTCGCTTTCCGGGGGTGGGCATAAATGGCACGTTGGGGAAAGGCTGATTTTGATCAACTGAAAGATTTGCAGGAGCGGCTGCAGAAGCTGCAGCAGACAGATTTGGATAAATTCTGTACAGACACATCAAAAGAACTCGCCGCAAGGCTGCTCGCGTTGGTTATTCCGCGTACACCTCTCGGCGTTTATCCGAAAGAAACCGGAAAAAACGGCGGTACACTGCGCCGCGGATGGACGGCCGGCAAGGATACCTCACCGAGAGCATATGCAAAGGGGCTGTCGGTAGAAAAGTCTGGCAGCTACTACATCATACGGGTTATAAACCCCGTAAGGTATGCGAGCTATGTTGAATTCGGGCACAGACAGACGCCCGGCAGGTTCGTGCCGGCTATCGGTAAGCGGCTGAAAAAGGGCTGGGTCAAGGGACAGTTTTTTCTCACACTTTCGGAGGAGGAATTGGACAGCAGGACGCCTGCCTTGCTGCAAAAGAGGGTGGATAAGCTGCTGAGGGATATTTTCAATGGCTGAAATAGACTATAACCTGATTTTTGATGCAATAACCCTTGCATTGCACCGTGCTTTTCCCGAGGCAAGGATCCATGGCGGAGAAATCAAACAGGACTTGCGGGACGGGGACTACAACGTGCTGCCAATTTCCGCAAGTCATATCGCGCGGATGGGAAACCGCGCGCAGCGTAAAGTGCTGTTTGATGTGACCTATTATGCAAGCGATGAGGGCGGAAGAGCTGAATGCCTGGAAAAGGCACATAGCATGTCCAGCGTGCTTGGCACAGTAGAAACGTCCGGCGGAGACAAACTGCATTGCCTATCCTTTGAACACACCGTTGAGGATAATGTGCTGCACTGCATCGTGGGCTATCCGCACTTCGTAAGAGAGACTGCCGAAGCGGATGAGGAAGCAATGGCAAGTCTCGCGACATTAATATAATTTCCTAAGGAGAAAGAACATATGACTAACGAAATATGCACGGATTGCGCAGTGGCATACACGAAGATACAGCTGCTGCGATCCGAAAGGTACGCGGCACGACGAGATCTGCTGAATGTGCTGCTGGCGGATAACGAAAGCTATACACTCGCACAGGTGGACGAGCTTATAGAAAACAGATTGAAAAGGAGGGTTCGATAATGGCTCTCGGAGGTGGTTGCTGGCAGGCACAAAACAAAGTGCTGCCCGGCACGTACATTAATTTCACAAGCCTTGCAAAAGCGAGCGCGGCCCTCTCCGCGCGCGGCGTTGCAGCAGCACCGTTTAGTTTGTCTTGGGGTCCGGAGGGGACGGTCTTTGCAGTAACCGCTGCGGAGTTCCGAAAAGACTGCAAGCGGACTTTCGGGTATGATGTCAATGCCCCCGAAATGCTTGCACTGCGTGAGACCTTTTGCAATGCTACTAAGGTATACTGCTATCGTCTCGGCGCAGGAGAGACTGCAGCCAACACCTACGCTGAAGCGAAGTACCCCGGCAAGCGTGGCAACGACATCACCATCTGCGTTGCCGACGATGTGGACAACGCAGGGAGCTTTGTTGTAAGGACAGTACTTGACGGAGAAGTTGTTGACGAGCAGTGCGTTAAATCGGCTGCGGAACTGGGCGAAAATGAATATGTAAAGTTCAAGTCGTCCGGGGTTACTCTGTCCGCAACAGCGGGCACCCCGCTGACGGGCGGAAAAGACTGCGCATCCGTCACCGGTAACCACTATCAAGCTTTTTTGGACGCAATAGAAAGCTATTCATTCAACACTCTCTGCTGCCCGGCCAAACCGCTTGATGCGGAGGACTTGGATTCAGCGGTCGATGTGACTGCGCTGTTTGTGCAGTTCACAAAGAGGATGCGCGAGGAAAACGGTGCAAAGTTTCAGCTTTGCGCAATTAAACCTGCAGCAAACACCGAAGGCGTAATCGGCGTGTGGAACGATGCGAAGACGCAGGACGGCACGGACACCGAGGCTCTGGTGTACTGGGTCGCGGGCGCACAAGCGGCCGTGGGCGTTGACAAATCGCTGACAAACGCAAAGTACACGGGGGAGCTCGTTGTGGATACAGCGTACACGCAGGCGGAGTTGGAGTCTGCAATCAGCGCCGGCAAATTCATGCTCCATAACGTCAACGGAGACGCCCGAGTGCTTGAAGATATCAATACGCTCGTTACGCTTACCGCCGAAAAAGGCAGTGTGTTTCAGAGTAACCAGACCGTGCGTGTCTGCGATCAAATCGCAAATGACACTGCCGTACTTTTCGGAACAAAATACATTGGCGCCGTGCTTAACAACGCATCCGGTCGCGCGGCTCTGTGGAACGATGTTGTGACCATTATTCGGCAGCTCGTGACGGTTGGGGTTGTGGAGGACTTCAATCCTGAGATCGTGACGGTTGGACTTGGGGACAGCAAGGGTGCGGTATCGCTGTCGGTTGACGGACTGAGTATCGCCGGCGCGATGGATAAGCTCTATATGAGCGTGATTATCCGGTAAGGGAGGATACGCGTATGGATAAAAACAGAACCATGGCGACTAATGACGCCCCTGTCGCTAAATTTGCAGAGGTGTTTGTAACGCTCGGAACTCAAAGGCATGCAATGCTGATGTGCAAGGACTTTGAAGGAAAGGTGAATATATCAACGCAGGATGTGCCGCGCATGGGCAGCGTGATCATGGGGAAGAAACCCACGACTGCCGAACTTTCGTTTACAATGACGATATACAAATGCACCGAAATTTTTGATGACGTGGTTGATACGTTCATAAGGACGGGAGTCATGCCGACGTTCACAATTCAGGTATCTAACGATGACCCGGCCACGTCCGTCGGACGCAGCACGAAAATCTATAATGACTGCGTGCTCGACGGGGATGTGCTGCTTTCCATGGCGGGATCGGAGGACGACTTCATCGAGCAGGAAATCAGCGGGTATGCCGGCGGTTACACCAGACCGGAAAAACACAGCAATCCGAGCTATATGTAAAACAGAAACGGGAGGAACGCTTTATGGCAAAGTCACTAAGCGCATTTTTGGCGCAGAACGCAAAAAAGGTTGACAACCGCAGTTTTTCCCTCTCCAAGCGCTTCACGGATGAAAACGGCGAAGCAATGGAGTGGGAAATCACCTGCATTACGGCGGCGGAAAACCAAAAGCTCCGCAGAGACAGTCTGCGCAGCATTCCGGTTAATGGAAAGCGCGGGCAGTACACTCAAGAGTTGGATACAGCGCAGTATCAGGCAAAACTTGCCGCACGGTGCGTTGTATTTCCCGACCTCAGCAACACCGAGCTTCAGAGCAGCTACGGTGTGCTGAGCGCGGAGCAGCTCGTCGGAATCATGCTGACTCCGGCCGAGTTTGACGATCTCATTATTGCGATCACGGAGCTTTGCGGCTTCACGACCGACGGAGAAATCGTTGACGAGGCAAAAAACTGATATTGGGGGGCGATGAAGAGGCAAATTATGCCTACTACGCCCTCCACAAATTTCACTTGCTGCCGTCTTTGTTTTTGAACCTCGATCCGTATGAACGCGCTTTTGTTACGGCTGCCATTGATGTTCGGGTTGAGAATGAAAAGAAAGAGGCGGAGCAAGCCAAAAGAAAAGCGAAAAAACGGAGATAGGAGGTGCGCCGTATATGGGTAGAGTGCAGTCATCCCTGGTACTCAACGACCAAATGTCCAAGGTTCTGAGCCGTATCAATAAAGCGATGGGGCTGGTGCTTGACAGCTTTGATGCCGTGCAGCGTGCATCCGGCAGAAGCTTCGACACAGCAAACATCGCCGCCGCACGCCGTGAATTCGAAGCAGCGGATGCGGCCTTGAACGAGCTGGAAGAGAGCTATAGAGATTGCAACAGTCAACAAAACAAACTGAACCAACAACTGAGCCGCGGAACCTCAGGTGCAAACGGCCTGCTTGGAAAAATCAAGGGCATTGCTTCAGCATATCTCGGCATGAAGGGATTATCCGGCACGGTTAGCTTATCGGACACACTGACGCAGACCGATGCAAGGCTGTCCATGATGAACGACGGACTGCAAACTACCGCAGAGCTTAATGACTTAATCTATGCTTCGGCACAGCGCTCGAGGGGCGCGTATCTGGCAACGGCCGACGCGGTTGCGAAGTTAGGTCTTATGGCCGGTGACGCGTTCGGCAGCAATCAAGAGATCATTGCCTTTATGGAGCAGGTAAACAAGCAGTTTAAAATTGCAGGCACCTCCGCGCAGGGCATTGACTCCGCCATGCTGCAGCTCACGCAGGCTATGGGCTCCGGTGTGCTCCGTGGTGAGGAATACAACAGCATCTTGGAGCAGGCACCAAATATAATCCAAGCAATCGCAAAGTATCTTGATGTACCGAAAGGGCAGCTCAAAGAGATGGCTGCTGACGGAAAGATTACTGCGGACATAGTAAAGGCGGCAATGTTCGCTTGTGCGGACGAAACCAACGCCAAATTTGAAAGTATGCCCAAAACCTGGAGCGATATATGGACATCGATGAAAAACAGAGCAGTTAAAGCGTTGGATCCGGTTCTTGCAAAGATTAACCGGCTCGCCAATAGTGAAAGGGTACAGCGGACCGTAAACGGGCTGCTAAAAGCGTTTTCTGTTATGGCCGTGGCACTGGCGGCAGTCTTTGACGGCGTATGCGCCGTGTATAGCTTCATAGTGGATAATTGGAGCTGGATCAAGCCCATCATACTGGGCATTGTGGCGGCGCTGATGCTGTACAAAACGGCTGTATTCGCGGTTAGGGCAGTAGATATTGCGGCGGCGGCAGCGAGGGGATTTTTTGCGGCCGCAACGGCATTGCAGACGGGTACAACCTTTGCCGCAACAGCAGCACAATACGGACTTAACACAGCAATATGGGCCTGCCCCATTACATGGATAATTGCTCTCGTCATTGTGCTTATCGTGCTTGTTGCAATATTCTACGAGCAGGTCGTCGGCGCGGTATACTGGCTCGGAGCACTGTTTAAGAATGTCGGCTTATGGATCGCAAATGTCGCCGTGGCGATATGGAACAGTATTAAAAATATAGGCCTTTGGTTTGCAAACCTTGGGCTTGCAATATGGCAGATAATCAAGAATGTCGGATTCTGGTTCGCAAACCTCGGAATCGGCATTTGGAACGCATTCAAGGTCTGTTTGGGCAATGTAGGCGTGGCATTCAACAACGCATGGATATTTGTACAGCAGGGTTTTTGGAGCATGGTGAATGTGATTACGCAGGGCTTGAAAGGGCTTGCGGAGATGGCAAACGCCGTGCTTGGCTGGATGGGCTTAAATATTGATACGTCCGGGCTGGACTTTGCGGCACGGAAAATCGATGAGCTCAACAGCAAAAAAGAAAGCTATGCGAGTGTTGAGGATGCATGGAATGAAGGGTTCAACACCTTTTCGTACGGCAGCGTCGGAGACGCCTTCGGCACGAAAAATGTGGACTTCGGTAAAGGCTGGAACAGCGGTATGCAGACTAACGATGTGTTTCAAGACGGATGGGGCTCGAGCGCCTATAATGCCGGCGCAGAAGTGGGGCGAAACATCAAAGACTCGCTAAAGGGTGCGTTTGCCAGCATGTTCGGAGATTTCGGCACGGGTGGAATGGACAGTACCGGCGGCATGGGCTTCGGAGATACGGGAGCCGGATACAACTATGCATGGACTTTGGATGACATAGGCAAGGATGCAGCGGGCATTGCCGACAACACGGGGTGCATTGCCGAAAATACAGGAAAAAGCAATGAGGAGCTTACATACCTGCGCGACATAGCGGAGCGTGAAGCAATTAACCGATTTACGACCGCTGAGGTGAAAATCGATATGTCCGGGATGAGCAACAGCATAAGTTCGGAAATGGATTTGGACGGAGTGTTAGATACTTGGGTTGAAGGGTTCAAGGAAGCTTTGGCCGTAGCCGCAGAGGGGGTGCATGAGTAATGTACAGGTTTTATATTGATGAGACGGAGCTTCCGGTTGCCCCGGGTGCGCTAAACCTGAAAATAAGGGGTGCAAATAAGACATTGACGCTTATAAACGACGGCGAGATTAATCTTCTGAAGATACCCGGACTTACGGAAATCAATTTCGACTTCCTCCTGCCGATGTCGGAAGGCTATAGCTTTTGCGGGGAGTATCGTCGGCCGGAATATTATCTTGCAAAGCTTGAACGGCTTATGACCGGGCGTGTCCCGTTTCGATTCATCGTCAGCCGTATATCACCGAACGGGAGACGGCTGTTCGATACGAATATGCTCGTAAGTCTTGAGGACTATGAGGTGTCCGAAAAAGCAGAAACGGGACCGGACATAACCGTATCGGTGAAGTTAAAGCAGTATAGGCCGTATGCAACGAAGCTGCTGACAGTGGAAGAGACTGCTGACGGCGGCTATGCGGTGAGAGTTGATCAACCGAGAGAAACCCCGGACAGGCCGAACGGGAGCAGACATAATGTGACAAACGGAGAATGTCTCTGGGGAATTGCAAAAAAATTTATGGGTGACGGCGCAAAATACAAGGATCTGTACTATGCAAACAAGGTGCTCATGGATACAGCCAATGACCGGACGGGCAATCCTTGGTACACCGTTTATCCCGGGCAGGAGTTAATCATACCATGAAGATTGATTTAATAATCGGAAACAGCAGCACACTCTATTACCCGGCGGTTGAAGACGGAGTAACTCTGGAATGGGACAGAAAAGGCAGCCCCGGCAAGCTGAGGTTCTGTGTAGTGCGGGATGAGGTGCTGAAAGTAGAAGAAGGCGATGCGGTTAAGCTTGCGGTGGACGGCACGGAACTTTTTTACGGCTTTGTCTTTACAAAATCGAGCAGCGGGCGCAGCAGGCAGCTTCTTGACGTGACGGCATACGATCAGCTCCGATACTTTAAAAACAAAGATACTTATGTTTACACGAATAAGACGGCGGGCGAGGTAATTCGGATGATTGCCGATGATTTCCGGCTGCATGTCGGAACAATTGCGGATACACACTATGTGATACCGAGCAGAACCGAGGATAATGTATCACTTTTTGACATAGTGCAAAGCGCTCTTGACGAAACTTTGAAAGCGGAAACAAAACTGTATGTGCTTTATGATGACGTCGGCGCGATCACTCTGCGAGACGCAGAAAGCATGAAACTGAACTTAGTTGTAAATGCGGGGACTGCAGGAGATTATGCGTATACGAGTTCCATTGATACGCAGACCTACAATCAAATTAAAGTTGTTTGTGAAAACGGTGACAAGCGACGGATATTTATAGCGAAAGACGGCTCAAATATCAACAGATGGGGGTTGCTACAGTACACAGATACTGTGGAAAGCGCGGCATCGGGCGCGAAAAAAGCAGATGCTCTGCTGGGTCTGTATAATCAAAAGACCCGCAATCTCTCCGTGTCCGATGCACTGGGCGATCTGCGTGTGCGCGCGGGGTCGTCCGTTGTGGTGCAATTGAGCTTTGACGATATCAGTGTTCAGGGCTACATGCTGGTCGAAAAGGTGACGCATCGGTTCAAAGACGGTCAGCACTTGATGGATTTGAAGTTAAGGGGTGGTACATTTGTGTCCTGATATGACAGGTTTCCTCGCAGCAGTTAAACGCGCAGCCGTAGAAGCGGTAGAAGCGGGCAAGCCCGTTGCAATCGTTAATGGCAGCATCGAAAGCGTCACTCCTCTACGTGTAAGATTAGACCCTAAATTGACGCTCACATCCGCGCAAATCATTGTCCCCGCAGGCGGCGGGTTTGGTGTCGAAACCGAGCGTTTGGACGATGCCGGTGCGCACGGACTGATCGTTCGAGAAAACAGTCTTGCGAGATTCAATGCAGGGGATAGTGTGATTTTACTTCGCACGAACGGAGGGCAGCGATACCTGCTGCTGGGAAGGGGGAAAACGTGATACCAAACAGTAGTATTCCAAGCATGGAACAAACACTGCAATCAGGACAGACCTACTCTGTGGACTTTGAACGCGGTTGCGTGACGGGACTTGCCGACGGCTTGGCAGCACTGGAACAGTCGGTGTATCTTGCGCTCGGCATTGAGCGGTACGCCCATGAAATCTACTCATGGCGGTACGGATTCGAGGCTGCGGATCTCATTGGGAAGCCGAAGGAATATGCTTTTTCGGAAATACAAAGACGGATAACTGAGGCTTTGCTGCAGGATGACCGCATCATTGACGTGACGGATTTTGAATTTGATTATAAAAGCGACGCAGCGAGTGTTTCATTTACAGTTAAGAGCACTCTCGGCGACTTGCAATCTGAAAAACAGGTGGGAATCTGATGTTCGAAAGTAAAACATTTGAAACGCTGCTTGCACAAAAGCTTGCACGCGTACCGAAAAAACTTGATAAGCGAGAGGGGTCAATCATATACGACGCGCTCGCCCCGAACGCTTTTGAAACGGCAATGGTATACGCAGCGATGGACGTCGTATTAGACGAAACCTTTGCTGACACAGCGAGTCGGAAATATCTCGTGCGTCGGTGTGCGGAACGTGGAATTACGCCACGTCCGGCAACAGTAGCCACTGCAAAAGGGTCTTTCAACATCGACGTTCCGATTGGGTCACGATTTTCGTGTGACAAGTTCAACTGGATCGTCACCGAAAGAATAAAAGCCGGCAGTTTCTACATGGAATGCGAAACTGCGGGGTCCGCACCGTCGCAACATATAGGGGCTCTGATCCCAATTGAGTACATTGACGGCCTCACATACGGGGAGCTTACCGAAATCGTGGTACACGGAGAAGATGCAGAAGCGACGGAAGACTTGAGAAGTCGGTATTTTGCAAGCTTTACAGGCCAAACTTACGGGTTTAACCGTGCGCAGTATATTGCCGTGACCAAAGGCATACCGGGGGTTGGCGGATGCAAACCCTATCGTGCGTGGAGCGGCGGAGGCACGGTAAAGCTCGTAATAACCGACAGCGATTATGGCGTTCCGTCCGAGGAACTTATTGAACGGGTGCAATCCGTGATTGATCCGACGGAAAATCATGGAGACGGAATCGGACTTGCACCTATCGACCATGTAGTTACGGTGGCGGGAGTAACGAAAACCCGTATCAATGTTGTCACGAGCGTGACGTTTGCGGAAGGATACAGCCTCGACTCCTGCTTCCGCCAAATCAAAAAAGCGGTGACGGACTATATGTCCGAGCTGAACTCAGCGTGGGACAGTCAAACAAACATTACGGTTCGCGTGTCTCAGATAGAACACCGGATAATGTCAATACCGGGAGTTGTAGATGTGGCAAACACCGGACTGACAACCGCGGATTCAAGTGCAGCGGTCGGGCAATCGGGGAACATCGTTTTGGATAAGGACGCAGTAGCGGAGTGCGGTGACATAAGTGCGTAATTTCAATAAAAACAGATGCGTGGATGTAAAAAGCTATCTGCCGGATATGCTGTGCGAAATTGAAGAGTTCCGTGCAATCTCCGACACAGAAAATGCGGAACTGAAGGCTGTATGGGACGAACTCGACAATGTGTTCGACGATCAGTTTATTACGGAAGCAACCGAAAAAGGTATAGCTCGCCGGGAGGTGATGCTTGGGATAAGTCCGCAAACAGCGGATACGCTCGAGAGCAGGCGTTTCAGGCTGCTTTCATTATACGGCGATGGTGTGCCGTACACACGGCGCAGCTTGGACGCGCAGCTCAGATCGCTCTGCGGAAGTGATAAATACACACTCAGCTTCAGCAATGCCGATTTTGCGGTGACGGTTAAAATAGCTCTGTCGGCATCTGCGCAGATAGGCGCGGTGTCAGATATGCTGGAGCGTGTGCTCCCGTACAACATGCAGGTGAATGTAGAACTCATGTACAATCAGTGGCATCGATTTGCACACTTGGCTTGGAATGCGTTAAAAATCAGAACATGGAAATCAATAAAGGAGGAAACACCTTAATGGCGCGAATTACACCAAACTACAATCTGACGGTGCCCGACAGCAGCGATTTCGCCGACATTACACCGATAGGAAGGAACATGGAAGCAATAGATGCGGCGTTGGCAAAAAAAGCGGATATCGATGAATCGGGTATGGTACCGAAAGACCAGATTCCGGCTCTTGAGTATGTCGCAGCTACAGAAAAAGGAAAAGCGAACGGCGTAGCGTCTCTCGATGTGAAAGGACGGGTACCTAAGGCGCAGCTGCCGACAGCATGGCTGCAGCCCCAAATCATAGTGACTAATGCCGCCGATGCAGATGTGACGGCAACGGGTGACGCGGGGGTGATTGCGGGAGTGGGGGGGTGACACCAAAACGCTCGGTCTGCCGGATTACGGGAGCTGGGTAATTACAGCCGCCAAATCAGACCGCGAAGCTGTTCCGAAAACAGTGCTGGTCGATACCGTAAAACAGTATCAGACAGTTTTGACGTGGTTCGCAGCAACGATCAGCGTCGTTGCTCCGGCAAATGCGACTGTTATAGCGACAAGCGGGAATCATCAGTACTCGGCCACTGCGGATGCAAAAGGTAAAGCGGAGCTTGTGGTGCGATACGGCGGTACGTACGATGTCGCGTACTACACCGGATCCGTGGGCTGCATACCTGTGAGCGTCACTGTGGTGCATGGGCAAACCCACAGAGTGAATCTCGTCAGCATGAGCGGGGAGTAAAGCGATATGATCGGTGCAGACGAACGTGATGAATACATAAGTCAAATAACAATCGGAAACAGGACGTTCAGCCTCCGAGACTGCGGAGCGAGGGAGCTTATAGCGATCGGCGTGTCTCCTGAGCAGTTGCAAAGCTCGATTGCAAAATACCACGAGGAGCATCCTGAAAGCGATCCGACAGTGGGCGCGATAGCGCTTGCCGATATCGCGAAAATTTTCGAATAGCGAGGAAAAAGACTAATGGCAACAAAAACCTATGTGGACAAAACCGGTCTGTTGTACTTTTGGGGCAGGGTGAAAGAGTGGGTCACGGGCAGAATACCCACAAAAACCAGTCAGCTTGAAAACGACAGCAGATTCATAACCGCGTCCGATGTGCCGGACGGAGCAACAGCATCAACAACTCTGCCCAAAGCGGACGGCACCGCCGCAGTCGGCGTGGAAACAGCTTTTGCGCGCGGCGATCATGTGCATCCGTCCGATACAACCAAGGTAGACAAGGTGACGGGAAAAGGGCTGAGCTCAAACGACTATACGGCGGCTGAAAAGGAAAAACTGAGCGGAATAGCAGCAGGGGCAACAAAAACCGAGCTGTGTACGGATATCAGCAAAAACGCATCGAGCGACACATATGCCGCAACCCCTAAGGCCGTGGCGGCGTATGTCGCATCGATGGTGTCGGGCGTGTACAAGCCCTCGGGCAGTCTGGATATGTCGGTATTGCCGCCGCCGGGTCTGTCGGTGCTGGGGTGCGTGTACAATGCAACAACGGACTTCACAACGACGAATAAGTTTGTTGAGGGAGCCGGCAAAGCCTATCCGGCGGGAACCAATGTTGTGTGCGTCTGCATTAATACCGTCTACCTCTGGGATGTGCTGACGGGCTTTATAGATCTGTCGAAGTATGTAGCGGCCGACGACCTGACACCGATTCCGGATTCTGAAATAGAGGCAATAGTCGTATGAGCGCGGCGTACGTGAACATTGCCGGACTGAAGGCTTTTTACGCCAAATTGAAGGCCGCTTTTGCTCCGACCACGCACGCGCACACTGCGATGGATATCACAGGCGGCGTGCTTTCGGTTGCGCGAGGCGGCACGGGGCAAAGCACTACGCTGGGAGCCGCAAAAGCTCTCGGACGCGGTTACTGTGTGTGCGGCACGGCGGCGGCCACTGCGGCTAAAACGGCTGCACTGTCGGGATTCACGCGGGTAACGGGGGCTATTGTGGCGGTCAGGTTCACCAATGCTAACTCCGCCGAGGGTCCAACGCTGAATATCGGGAGGACTGGTGCGGCGGCAATCATAAACTGCTACACCAATGCGGCGATATCCGCAGCGGACATATCGGCGGGCATGACGGCGCTGGTGATTTTTAACGGGACAAACTGGGTTCTGCTGAATCCGGCACATAGTCAACAATCATCGAGAAC